ACTTATTATGTTCCGTTGAAAACTCAACAAAAAATAGAGTCCTGGTTGAAGAGTTCTGAATCTGACGAAACTTTGCTTATGTCCCTGGATGTTATAACAAAAAAAATTCGGGAACAGATGTTAATTGATTTTGAGGAATTTATGCTTCCACAGGCGCGTGAGAGCCTTAAAAAATTCTGGGCTGGATCTATGGGTGCCGCCGCCAAGGAACTGAAAGGTTCTGAGGAGGGTTCTCAACTTTCTTTTTTGCATAATATGACTCAGGATTTATCAGGTCAACCCTGGTACATCCAGGCGTTGGCTTCTAAAATGTTGCCGCTTATCACGGAAGCAGCCAATAAGCAGACAAAAGGCACTTCTAAACAGATTTTGGGCATGGGAATACAGGAATAAAGCTCCCAGAAACACAAAACACCCCTAATAACACACTCAAAAAGGATATATATATATATATTATATATGTATATTAAATAATATAAGGTATACCCCCTTATTACAAGTGTCTTTTTTACCCTAAAAACCGTGTTGTTCTTATACTACTTTTTATAATTCTTATTATCGAAAGTAAAAAGAGGTTTTGGGATAGGGGGACAGGGACACCCATTAAACATTTTAATATACATACATTCTATTAAGTAGCATTCGCTATTGTTTGACTGTATGGGCGCAGGTGACAAAGACGAAACCAGGGGAAGGAAACCACTCAAAACCCCTGGAGGAAAAAGAATCAGGAAGGTTGTATGTAATATGACTATTCCGCAGGACTTGTACGACTTTTTAGTTGAGCGTGGAGTGTCGCGATCTAAACTGTTCGTAGAATTAGCATTGATGTACAAGTATGATGACATTAACCCGTGTTGTTTCAAGAAAGGGAGAGAGGAGACCATTCACGGTGTATATTGTGTTCACTGTTCACATCCTCCAGACTCACACCTCTGGTTGAGTATGAAAGACTGTCCAAGCTGTGACAAGCCGTTTTACATTCAACCACATCCAGATGAACAACATTACAAGCAAATTGGATGTTATCGAAAGGAGTGTATGGAATGATTTGTAAAGGCTGTAAAAATGAATTTGACCAAGGTATACCTCAGCAAAAATATTGTCTACATTGTAATTTTATTCGTAGCAATAATAGGAAGTTGGAATAAATGAATGATTACCAAAGGGAAGCGATCCTAAGATGCACCAGGTGTAAGCATGAATGGCAGATTCATTATAGACCAGGACAACAGTACCCTTGTCCTGAATGTGAAGGATTCAAGACCCTCCATTCTTAAGTAGCTACTCATATGTGGGTAGGATGTGCCCAAGCCTGGACTCCCTAAGAAATATGCCCGAATGGGTTTCAAAAAGGGATGGCGCGCTTTTAAAGCTTCCAAACGCTCTACCAAACGCAAGCGCACCAGCACCAGGAAAGGCGGCGTTCGCAGAACTGCCCGCCGGGCATACGTTCGCAAGAATAACCCAAAAAGGAGCAATATGAGAAAAACAATCCCGCATCCCTCAATTACGGGGATGGCTAGCGGCCTCGCAATAGCTGCATACCTTAACCAAGGTTCAACAGTTATGACCGGACAGAATGGTTTCAAAATCGCCAAAGTTACTGAAGGCGTTATCAAAGACGTAACTGACGGTCAATTAGGAGTCGCATTCAATACCCTGGCAGGTAACGCGATCAATATGATTGCAAGCAACACTGGGAGAAAGACATTAGTTACTGCGGGAGGCATTGCTCTTTTGGGAGCCTTTGCACGAAAGCAGTTTCCACAATTAAAATTGGGGGGAAGTAAACTTTACTTCCGACTATAAGGAGAAAAAATACGATGGTCACCACGATTTCGAGAACTTTCGACAGCACGCCCACGGATAAAGAATATTTTTCTTTAACCGACAACATGAACAGCAGCAACTTAGGCAATATTATGGTGCCTGGCTCAAGCCAGAGGATTGTACGCGTTGATTGTGCCTTTGATGTATTTAATGCAAAAGGCGCACAGGTCGTATGCAGACTATTAGGCTCTGATTTTTCAGAACAGAACTTCACTATCTGGGGAGTAGCTGGCGACACTGCTGACGCAGCAGCCGCACAAGGCTATCAATCAGTCCCTGTATCTTTTCCGATTGGCACTGCAAATAATATAGATCTACAGATAGCGATCCAGGTAAGTGGCGGCGGCAGTATGGCGGCATCCTCTGGAACAGTTACTCTATATTTCGAATAGTCTTGAATGGCTAAAAAGCAAATAGCAACGTTTCTCGGAACGCAACCAGGTCTTTCGATAGCAGGGAATTTTTCCTATGCATATTCAGGAATTATAAATCATGGTTCGATTACACCGACAACCTTTTTAAAGTTCAAAACAGGTGACTATTGTTTCGTTGGCACCGTATCTTTTTTTGTTACTGAAACCGGCAACGATTCAGATACTTTACTAGAGTTAAAACTTAATGATGTCATAGTTGTTAAATCACGTTATATCTATGCCCATTGGGTCACAACCGATCAACCCATACCCATTATTATTCCCGCTAATACTAACTTCGAAGGGTTGTTAGGTACTGACACAACGCAGGATTTAACAATGAGTATGACCGGTAGAATATACCGTGATGTATGAGCCTAGCCGCATCTAAATCAGTCTCCAGGGCTAAAGGTGGTAATATCTATGGCTGGAGTGGAAGCCAGGCTCTTAGTGCATCAGGGGTCACTCTGTTATCCTATACGAACCCCTCCGCATTTTACTTAACCAGGGTAACTTTAGGTGTTGACTGGAGTTCTATTTCTGCTGGTGAAGTTCTAAGCTATACGATCAATGTCGATGGCACCGCATTATTCGTTGAAAAATTCGTAGTTCTGATTAATAATATTGGGATTCAACCCAAGATGTTTGAATTTATGATACCCCCGAATTCAACGGTTAAGGTCCAGGCCGCCCAGGACGCTAATAATGGGGCTATTTCGTGTCTATTAACTGGATATAGGGTATAATATGGCTAAGAAAAAGAAGGAAAACAGTTTTGACGAGCTGATGAAAAACATAGATTTTACCAGAACGCTCCAGGCATTAATTCCAGTAATGCAACCGGTTTTAATTTTTGGGGCCTGGGTAGGATTTAACAAATTAGATAGTAGAGCCAGAGCGGTGTCTCGATTGATAGCAATAGCAGAACCGATACCCACAGTAGATCTAAACGTTCCGGCTCCGGTGGCGTTAGCTTCTATGTACTTATTTGCTGATGAGGTTTTGGATGTCTTGGATGAAGTAAGAGCTTTTTTAGGGATTGGTGGAAAACTCAAGGACATAATTGAAGATACAAAAGAGTTTTTCGAGACAGAAGTTCAAAAGCCTGAACCAGGGGAGACCTGGGAAGAGTTCCTAAAGCGACGTTTAAGAGAAACAGGTTTATTTGGATGACCGATGCCGCTTTCTATCTTTTTGCGTTAATTTCATTCGTAATATATTTTATAATTTATACTTATTATGTTCCGTTGAAAACTCAACAAAAAATAGAGTCCTGGTTGAAGAGTTCTGAATCTGACGAAACTTTGCTTATGTCCCTGGATGTTATAACAAAAAAAATTCGGGAACAGATGTTAATTGATTTTGAGGAATTTATG